AATTGGTGACACTTTTCTGTTGCTAGGTAAGTGCCCAACCCCCTGTGTTAGGCCGCTAGGGCGTAACCAGATGGTGCAAAGTTATCGTTTGCATTTGTGTTTCGTAGACTAAAATACCTGTCGATCCTGTTTCACCCCCATAGGTTTTGGTGGAGGTGCTGGGTACCGCCCCCAGGTCCAGAATATCCTCTGACATCTACAATCGTATTTATATATTATATCACAATGTGAAAGGTTTGTAAATAAAATTTTGTATAAATAGAATCGTATGATTGATTGAATTTTATATTATGCTTTTACTATGTGTTACATATAACGGAGTATAATATGTTAAAAAAACTAGTAGTACTAGTAGCATTGATTTTTGTTACTAATTCGGTCAGTGGACAAGAAGCTGGCACACCTATTGTTACTGAAAATTATACAGAAAGCGACGTTACATCTAATACAAACTCTAACACAAAAGTAGAGTCACCTCCCCCGTCAGCCATAGCTCCGTCCATTAACTCAGCCAATTCAGACTTATGTACTGTTGGTGTTAGTGGTGCTGTGCAGACGCAAATACTTGGTATCTCTGGTGGTAAAACAGTAAGAGATATGAACTGTGAAAAACTAAAGAACGCCAAGACATTATATGATATGGGAATGAAGGTGGCAGCTGTTTCAGTTATGTGTCAAGATGAACGTGTATTTCAAGCTATGATGGATGCAGGTACACCCTGTCCTTATGATGGTATGATAGGCGATGCAGCTAAAGCCGCTTGGCTGGCAAACGAAGATAAGGAACCGGATACTGGTGATGACAAGAACATCATACAAAATCTTAGCGAAGAAGACAAGTCCACTCTCTTGGGCGGTGGTGTTGTGGGGACTCTCCTCCTCTTACTGTTACTCTGACATAACATATGGTGTAACAAACAACGCTGCTTCTAACGGACTTCAATGGAGTATGGGAAATGTATTACCTGACTCCAGTCCTAACTATATTGAGTTGGAAGTTAATGGTTTAGCTTATCGATACACAATAACAAAAGATCCTACTACTGATTCACAAGTGCATATCAGAAATGAGCATGCACAAGAGGATGGTTACATTTTCGAACATACTGACAATTGGTCAGGGTTTCCTGGTGGAACCATTCAAAAATATTTTAGATTTCCATATTCATATGCCGACCAATGGGGTGACGGCGAAATAGCGGTTGAAGGTGACGGCACTATTAGTAATGCCACAGTTACATACAACTACAAAATGGAAGTCAACGAAGAATTAATGAAGTGTGCGAATACGCCACTGGCTGATCCAACATGCAGAGGATACGCTGAAGCACTAGCTGAGTATCTTCAAAACATGGATGTTGAACCAGACATTAATGATCCATTCTATGATGAGTGGGTACAAGCAGCACTTGATGCTGAGTCCGACGACAAGAGACAAGAAGAAGTCGAAGAAGAATTGCCGTTGGAAGAAGAAACTGAAGAAGAAGAACGCCTTGAGGTAACACTGGGTGGAGAAAATTCCATAGAACAAATGGTAGACACAAGTCAACAGCAAACTATTCTTGCTGCACTGGCACAGGTACCAAAGATAGAACCCTATTACTCAGTTACGATTCCAGGTGGAGCATATGCCGACACTTTAGTATTAAAAGACAATATTATAAAAGACAACCGAAGAGCATTGAGAAATTTATCGTCAGATAAAAACCACAGAAAAATGGTACGCTCGCAATATGATAGAGAATAAGGAGAAAGCATGCTAAGATCTATCTTAACCATGGGTGTCATATTAATGGGAACTGCAGCATACGCTACGGACTCGCAAATTAGCGGGAACGTATCATCAAAATGCTCAATTTATACTGACGTTGCAGGTGTGTATGGAAACCCTAATCCGGATGAATTAAGTACAAAGCCAGCTGATGGCGGCGTAAAACCAATCATCCGATACGACGTGACTATTGCTGACTATTACACAGCAAAAATATCATGGCCAAACGCATTTACTACCAGCCCAACTCTTACAGACTCATTAACATGGGATGGAGAAGTAACTGTTTCATCAACCTCTGAATCAGGTATGTCAGGTTATGAAGCAGCTAAAGTGGAATACGATAATCATACTGAATATGATTTAACAGTTGCTGGAACCACATGGTTCGAGGTTGAATCAGAAGTAACGTATGGTGTCGATGAACCACTACCTGGTGGCGAATACAAAGCAAATATAACAGCAGTATGTTTGGCACAGTAACAAAAACACTTATGGCAATAGCGTTATTTACGAGTAGCGCTATTGCTCATGAATTGACTCCTACGTATCCGGAATTAAAACCTTCGTACGTAGATAAAGTATTAGTTACAACCATAAAGATGTGGAATAGAAGAAATGATGTAGAATACTATGAGATAGGGGTGTTTGATGAAGAATGGGATAAAGTTCCATTTGCAACAACTGACCGTATTTTTAGAGTATCATACCTACAACACAAAACAATGGAAGTATATTTTAGAGATAAAGATGTAGATAGAATATTTTGGATATGCACTACATCTAAACAATTGAAACAAGATGTGAAATCGACAGGTGTAAAAAGTAGAATCTGTTCGAGGATAGCGAGATGATAAATGAAACACATTATAACTTTATGCCTAATGCTGTTTACGACAACAGCGTTTGCAGAATCGAGTTCATTAAACTTATCACTGCCTGGTGCTCCAGGTAGTTATCAATCTGATAAGTTTAGAGCTGGTGAATTGGACTGTATGAATGCTATAGGTTCAGCCACTAACTTAGAATTTGGTGTGACAGGTATAATTGATAAAGGTCGTTATGATACTATGAACAATTATTTTAATGACACACAGACAGGTGATATTGGAGTTTATGCAAGAATTACGATACCACTTGGTGACAGAGCAAAGAGTAGAATTGATTGTAATAGATTATACGAACTTGAAATAAGAAAGAAAGTACTAGAGCTTCAAAAGCTTGAACAAGAGATAAAACAGCTAAAGACGTTACAATTCGAAGAATGAACACAGTAAAACAAATACTAATAATAATCGCTGTAGCTACTTTAGCTTGGTGGTGCATCTACCCAATGGTTAACCAAAGCCAGGATTACTGGAATAACGTAGGACCTAATTGGGATAGAATGCTAAACCCTTGTAAATATAGGGAATGCGCATGATTGATATGTTATTAGAAATTGTAGCTGATATGGATAACAATGCTATTACGAAATACTGTGTAGCTCAACATCCATATGCAAATATTCAAGAAGCAAACTGGAGAGAAATTTCAGGGTGTGCCGCAGATTTAAGGTACGCTAAGAAAACTGTAGATGAAGATGAACTAAGAGCTTTTCTTAAGAAATATCCTCATTACAAATATCCAGGACAAGCTTTACCTAATTTTGTAGTTAAACCTCTAGATAGATGTTGGGGTAAAAATAGGAAATACCATAGGGACGGGCACTGTTAATGGCTGAGGTAGAATTTGCTGGAATGAAATTTAAAGGCGGTAAGATGATGGTTGTTCTTACTGCTCTATCAACTTTAGGTGGTGGTCTTTGGGGAGGCTTTGAATTTTATAAAGACTACATGGACATGAAAGAAATTGTACAGAATGTTGATGTAGATGAAATCGCTGCTGCTAATGAATTGCAATTACAAAAACTAAATGATGCAATTGCATATACACAAGAAATTAGAGAAGATTTAGCAGATGATGTTTCAAGGATAGAAGGACAGTTTGTTCTTTTAGAAGAGCAAATACAAAGAGCAGAGAAAACTGTACGAGCTTTACGTAATGATGTTTATACTAAGCTAGATACTTTTGAAGAGAGATTTAGATTAACATTAAAAGATAATCAAGACACGATGGCTGACCTAAGAGATAAGATCAGCACTAACATGGAAGAATCTGAAGGAAGAATTAAAGCAACACAAAATAGTATTGGTAACACGCTTGAAGGTATAAGAAACGAAATGAATGAATTACAGAAAGATGTTACACAATCTATAAGAGAAGTTGAGGCAGGTGTTCGTCAAACTGACAAAGATATTAGAAATGATATGAAAGCATTGGACAAAGAAATCTTTGAACGTTTACAAGAAGCTTTAGATAATCCGCTGGCAGATTAATCTAGTTTAAATTCATATCCAAACACAATTCCACTAGCATCATCTTCTAAAGCTGGTGCAATATACCAATTGTCATACGTAACTCTAGCGTATGGTATGACATCAGCGTACGAGTATCCACTTACTATCGCAGCTTCTAAACCTAATTTATTTCGTTCCCACCTATGACCAAAGTAAACACTTACTGCACTTTCTGAATTATAGTAAGCACCAGCAATATAGTCATTCCAATTATTCCATCTAACATGTGGATGTAACTCATTGTAGTCACCTTCCAATCCTAAATGCATTGAAATGCCTAAGGCTAATTCTATCATAACTCTTGATCATGCACGTATAGTTGCATTAATGCATAGTGCAATACTTTCATCAAATCTTTTCTAGCATCTGCTTTAGTACCTTTTTTGCCATAACGTTGAGCATATTTCATAACGTTACCAATGCAGAAACCTGTACCATGTCCACCGTCCATGATAAACTCAGTTGCTTGAAACTTATCTTTTGAATAGTGAGAAGTATAAGTTGTATCAATATACTTTTTAAATTCTTTTATAAGTTCACCTTCATTGAATTTATAATCAATATTCTTTTCAGCAGCGTCTGCTTCTCGCATCATTCTTAGCATGCCTTCATAATACCTTTCTTGTTGTTTTACTTTTCCCATCTATAAAATATATGCCTCCCTACTTTAGTAGTTCTAGTTTTAGTTTTTGCCCACGCTGGTCTTACATAGGTAGCGTGGTAATGTGTTGCCCCGTGAGTAAAATCATCAAAAGAACCATGATAGACTCTGAAAGCAATGGCAAGAGCAACGGTATATAAATCGCGATCGTAATCAGGTATAATATCAGGCTTGCCATCACAATACCAACTAAACTGGCAGCGGTGCTTAACAGGGATTCTAACGTTTGGATCCCTCCAAGTTGGACGCGTAGGTCCTTCCAACACCACATCACAATACGAATTTGGGAAGCGACTATCAGCAACCCTATTACGTGTAACAAGAGCAACACCTATCATTCCTTTCACTGTTTGATTTCTAGCTTCCCAATATATATTGTCAGCTATACACTTCTGTTCTTCCAATGCTTCATTTGTATCAGCTTGTACGGCGATCGGTGCCGGCATCATAATTGCCGCACATAAAACGCCTGCTTTTATTTTATTAAACATCCTGCACTCCTCAATAATTACTATTCTATCATATTTTAATTGAATTGTAAACCATTATTTAAAATATTTTTTGAATATTTTTTAGTTGTGATTTAGGAAACCTAATAGTGATAGAAGGTAGTGGTAATGTTGGTTGTGGATTAAGTGAAATTAATGTGGCCTTATGTTTTGTTAAGAATTGGATTAAGTCATTAATAGACGCATTAAAGTCAATATCAAAAGTTTGTGTTATCATTTTTTTCTCCTCATTAGAGTTTTAGACTACCATAAAAAAAGGGAGATGTAAACCCCCCTTTTTGATTTTCTTATGTCTGTTACATTTATATCACAGCTAAAACTTCGTGAGAAATTGCGCAATCCTACCCACAAAGGGCAAGAGCATTAATGCCATCAAGAGATTCATTCCCGTATGTGCCATTGCTATACGCAACGTATCTCCTTTAGGCCATCCATCTGAAACAAAGATTCCAGCCAGCCAGATGGTACCGGTGGTTCCTATATTAGCACCTAACACAGCAGCAACTGCAGCAGGTAGAGGCAAAGCCCCAGAAGCAACTAACGCAATGATTGCAGTAGTAGAAAGCGATGATGATTGCCAGAGCAAAGTCATAACAATACCACCAATGAACATATAGATTGGATTACCTAAAAAGAATTGTAGGTGATCCATATTTCCCATAGCTTTCATGCCACCAGAAAATGTCTTTAGTCCAATATAAAAAATCACTAAGCCAACAAGAGCAGTGATTACGGGATTTCCTAGATCCATTTTATTTACCTTTTTCCATAGCTTTGTTTTTTTCATTTTAATCTTCTTTTCCGTCTGGATATTTTGAATAGTATGCTTCTTCAAATCCTTCTTCTGCATAAACAGCTCTTTCACAATTGCCCCATAGTCTTTTAAAGTAACCATTAGCACTTGACAATACTGTAGCTTCATCGGCTAAATGACCCTTAGTGAGCCAAAATAGTCTATGAGCTTCTTTATGATCCATGATCCAGCGCTGGAAAGATTTTACTTATAGCTTCTGCGCAAGCTGCAGCTAACTCAATATGTTCTTGTTGAGTACCATTGGCTGTTCGTAATTCAATGTAATGAATCCAACTTCGAATAGTCCCGTTGACGTATAACTTTGATGCAGTGTTGCCTTCAGGCAATACACATCTTGCTTGTTCTTTTGCGATTCCATTTTCAATTGCCCAATCATATGCTTTCATTGCAGCATACCATACGTTTCTTTGATGCTGTTCCCATGCAGTTAATAACTTTGCATCGTTAGTTACTATACTGTTTTGTCTATTCTTAGGATCTTGTAGTCTACCTCTACGAATTACAATAGAATCATTAAGATCATGGACATTAGCATACCGCTGAGAAAACTCTTGAAAACTAAAGCTACGGTGTCGTAGGAGTTGTCTTGCGATGTCTCTTGTCGTTTCGACTTCGACACAGGCTGATGCCATTTCGAACGGCGACCAGTGTTTGTGCTTGATGAGGTATTCAAGTAATTTCTTAGTTGTCTTCGTGTTAAGTTGGTTCGACGGATTGGAGACACGGGCGCAATACGCGATGAGATCCTGGATATTGTCTAATCCTCCTATTGAAAGTTCACCGGTATGAATCCGGCTTGTCGGTTGTGAATATGATACGAGTCTAGCTTTCATTGCATTCCTTTAAGTAATTTCCAAGTATGTTTCCAACAATCTACGTGATAGTTTGTACCTTTTGTATTTAGTACTGCTAGTGGATAATCATTTCCACCTTCATCCATTTTATCACCAAAGAAATGAACATCATATCCTTTAAAGTCATCTATCACTTGTCCTTTATTCGAGCCTCTTGGAAAAATATCCAAACCAGTTTCACCAGCTACTAGAGCTTCAATGTCAGGAAATTTAGAGTTAAATTCTTCGGCGATTATTCTTCTTTCATTCTTATGTTCATCCCATTCGCGATACATAACTCTTTCTTCGAAGTTACAATTACGACCTACGATACTAAAGTTAACCATACCAGGTCGTTCATCTAGATGATGACCAGTTTTTCTATAGAATCCACTATCAGCTAATTTATCTAATAAGAAGAATGCTGCTGGATCAGGTAACTTCCATTCAGTCTTATATATCTCACGATCCTGTTCAAACACATGATTGCCTGAGCAATTGTAAACTCTATCTGC